TTCATTTGATTATCTATTGTTGGCATTTACTTTATCTCTTAGTCCTTTTAAATTTCTTAAAGAGTTTGCTTGTCCCTGAAGTCTATAAAGTTGAACATCATTTAATGCTTGTTCCATTGCAATATGAATTTCTTTTAAACGGATATCTAATTCTTTATTAAAAGAATCCCATATTTCTTTATTATTTACTAAAAGTTTTAAACTCATCCTTCACCTGTATTAGCTGTAAATCCTTCTTCTCCTGGTTGTGGTACACTTCCTGTTCCTATTGTTGCACCTCCTGAACCTTGAGTATCTTGGGCTTGTACTCCTGCAGGTGGTGGTTGTCCTTGATCTTGTGGAGGTGGTTCGGGTGGATTTTCTTCTCTAAACTTTTTAAGTATTTCTGCCATGATTGCTGCATCACCTACAGAATTAGTAAGCTTTTCTGGATCTAAATCCATTGCTTTTGCAATTTCACGAATGATGTAATCCATCTTAGCGAATGGTGCAAGAACTGGATTTTGCACGACTCCAAGAAATTGCATAAGTCTTTGACTTCTAACCTCATTAGCCATAAGACTTTCAGTTCCTTCTGCTTTAACTTCTAAATCACCTTTTATATTTTCATCATAATCAAATTGCATATTAAAATGAAAAAATGATTTAGCAAGTGGTCCTAGTAAATAATCATCTACATTTTTAACTACATTTCTTATAGAACCATTTGCTGCAGACATAAGCATACTAATACCAGAAGCAGTTCTTCCTACTCCTTGAATACCTGTTTGACCATGTGCAAAAGAAGGAAAACCAGTGCTTTCATCTGCTAACACTCTTGCTTTATCAAACATTTGCATATTTTCATTAGAAACATTTGGATACTTAGTGCCAAAAATAGCTTGACCAGGAGCACCACCTTGTCTTCTGAATACTTTACCTGGATACACAGATAAGTCTTGACCTGGAACAAGATTAGTTTCATCTACTTCTATAAGTAAATTACCAGACAAAGCTGCATTATCTATTGCCATACGCATAAAACCATTCATAAGAGTTTGGGTATCATCCATATTTTCCGCAATACCTATACCAAAAAAACTATAAGGATTTATTTCAAAAGGCACAGCATAATAAGGTAAATAAGAAGGAGTAAATGGGTTCATAACAAGACGTAAGACCTGACCATTACAAATCCATATATTTGCAGATACTTGATCTTGACCTTTTAATTCTTTTGGTATTTCTACATCATTTTCTTCTAATATTTCTGTATCAACATAGCCCCAAAACTCTAAAACAGAATATCTTTCTGCTCTGGCTTCCTGATCTGCATCTTCCATAATTTGTTCCCACCATTCTTTTATGTAGGACTCTCCCATTGAAATAGCAACATCAATAGCATTAGACCTAAAATAAGGTCTTCTTTTTAAAGATCTTAATTGATTTTTAGACATTTTATGTTTTTCTATTACATACTCTGCCTCATCCATATTATTTGCATCAGGGTCAGGATAAAAATTCCAAAGACTTACTGAAGAAGTTTGTGGAACAGTTTTAATTGTAGGACTATACTCTCCTTCTTCTGTCCAAGAAGGGTACTCTTTATCAAGAGCAAATGGACCTTTCATAATACCTGTTCCAAACAAAGAACACTCAAACGCTGCTACTCTTAATTGTTTTTTAGCATTTGATTCTTCAAGTTGATCAAGTATTTTTTTCTCCATTTTTTTAGCTGTTTCAAAATGAACTGACTCAGCTATTCCATCTGGTAGTTTAGTAGGATTTATAGAAATAGGAAACTTATTTGATCCAAAAAGAACATCAACTATTTGACCATAAGCAGCTAGTACTTTTGTTTTAGTTACTTTAATAAAAACTCTTGATTTTTCAGCAGTAGTAAATTGAACATCTGGTCCATATATTCCTCTATAGTTTTGATAAGATTTAATCCACCTTTGTTCATCTGTGTATCTAGCTTTTTCTGCTCTGTAAAATCTTTCATCTACAAAACCTGTAATTCTTCCTACTTTTGGATCAGAAACTTGTTCTTCATCTTTGTCTTCTATTGAAGAAGATTCTTTAGAATCCATATATAATTCATCTACGTCTTGCATATTATATCCTTAATAACCAAAAATTTCATCTGATGCTTGAAAACCATTTCGTTGTATTGAAGGGTCAAAATCAAATATATTACTTCTAGGTCTAGTCATTATACCATATCTTAAAGCATCATATAGGTGATCTTCTGAATGTGTGTCTACATCTTCTGGATTATTTTTACTGAGAGGTAATGCTGGTAATTGTGATATTAAATTAGTGCAAGTATTAAATACAACTAATCTAGGTTCTTCAGTAAATTGATCTACCTGTAATCTTCTGTGTAATTCGTTTTTTCCTGCTACTCTTGATCCTTTTGATCTATCTGATGGCCTCCATCTACAACCTTTCATAATCATTTGTTCTGCAAGAGATGGGCCAGTATCACCTCTATTATGCCAAAGAGAAGAATCAAGAACACCATACCTCATTTTTTCTCCTTCTTCAGCTTGTAGTACCATATCTGCTAAATCAGTAGCTACAACTTTAGAAACATACAATTCTCTATAAACTACAAGTTGTTCGGAAGATGGATCTATAGCAATCCACACAACTCCTGTATAAGAACCATATCCATAATCACAAGATCTAAACTTTACCCAAGAAGAAGGAATATCAAAAGGTTCAATAACATGTATTTTTCTATTAAACTCAGGAAATGCAGCACCTTCATTTATATCCCAATCACCTTCTAATAATTGTCTTCTTTGTTGTTCTGGTAATGAAAGAAGGTTTGCTTCATACATACCATCTATAGATAAATAAGGATTGTCAAATAAAGTAGCAGGAATAAATTTTCTTTTAAATAGTGGTTCATCCTCTCTTGTGTGTCCTTTAGGCCATCTAATTATTTCTCCAAATTCATCTGTAGCCCAAAAAGATTTATTAAATTGTCCTTGATCTATAAATAACTTTTTTACCCATCTATGACCTGGACCTCCTGGGTTACTTGTTGCTCTCATATAAAGAGGTAATCCAGAATCTATTGTTGTTCTTAATCTTGATCTCATGTAGTTCCAAGAATAAGGTGTAGGCCATTGTGTAAGTTCATCAAAACCAATCCAGTTAAATGCTTGGCCTTGGTATCTCATTACATCGTCATCTCTATCAAGGTATGACATCCACAATGTTGCGCCAGATGGTGCTACCCAAGTTTTATCTCTTTCCATAAACCTTATACCTGGTACAGCTTTTGGGTAAAGTTGTTTACTGACTGATATAAGTTCTCTTAATTCTTCTGTAGATCTTCTTACTAAAAGCATACGAGCATGAGAATTATTTAAGTATCTTACAGGATCAGCTACTAAACTATAAGACTTTCCTCCACCTGCTGCTCCACCATATAATACTTCTTGTTCTGTTGATGCAAGAAATTGTGTTTGAGGGCCAGGATTAGGTTTAAATATTATCTCTTGTGGTATCTCTATCTTTTCCAACCCAAGGGTTGACATCATCCCAGTTTTCGGCTCCTTCGATAGTTCTTGTACCTCTACCACCAATCCTTTGTTTTTCGATCTTCTCCGCTTTCCTTGCCGCTTCTTTGTACCTTTTGGCATACGACCTTGAAGTAGAAGCTGCTCGTCTTCTTTTTTCTTCCATTCTGACACGTTTGTATAATCCCATATGAGAAATGTAACGTCCTGACTCTTTAGATAACCAAGCAGCTACTTTTCTTACGCTGTAGTCTTTTAAAAATAATTTAGCTTTTTCTAGTAATTCTAACTCTACTGGAATAGGTATAAGTAAGTCTACATCTTTTTCATCTTGTTTATAACCAAAAGGTATATATCTTCCTATTCTTATTACTGGATACCATTCTCCCATTTCTCCTCTTAATGGTATAGTCCAATTTATTTTGGTAGGATATTCTGCTTCTGAAGCTCTTTTAGTCATTTTCTTTAGCAGGTAAAATAAATAATGGTTCTTGTGCTTTTACCTCTACTTTATCTGTTTTAACAAACCCTGCTCTATCAAGTAAATCTTTTGCTGCTAACATTTTTTCTTTTACACCTAAATCTGTTGGATCACTCATTACACTGTACATAGTATAAGCAGCTTTTGTAGAACTTGTTGCAATAAATTTTTTAGTAAGTTCTGCAACTTGATCTTGTATACCTGCCATTACAACTGTAGAAGAAACTGTATCTGCATATCCTGCAAGTTTTTTAGCTTGCACAGGATTACCTTGTGCTTCCTCAAAAAGTACATCAAGAAACTTTTGTTGTTTTTCTGTTAAATTTTTTGTCATTATATCTTTCCAGTTGTTCCAAGAAGAATTAATGCTGTAATACCTAATAAAACTATAAGTACAACACCTGCCATACCGTACATAACAATAGTGTCAAATCTTTCTTCTCGTCTTCGTTCTAACTCTTCTTGTTGTTCTTTACGTTCTCTTCTAATTTGCCCTCTCAAAGCAATTAACTCCTGCCAAGCATTAAAACCTCTAGTAGCTATTATTATTTCACGTAAATTATTTTCTAAATCTTTAGCTTCTTGTAACTTTACAAATGTGTCTAATGCTTCTTCATTTGCGCTACCAGTAAATACACTGTCTTTCTTTTTTGTATGAGCGTTTCTACAGTCATCTATTGCATCAAATAGAGTTCCTATATCTTTGCCTAGTTCGGCTATAGATTTTCCAGCACCTACTGCAGCTTTGATAGCCCCAAATGCAGTTATTGCCATTGTAATAGGTTCTGGCATAACTATCCCTTAAATGTTGTGTGTTACTCACGGTATATTTTATTATACAAGTCATTTCTAGTGAGTCCAATATCTTTTAGAGTTTTATCTGACATTTGTGTTAATTGTATGTAAGCAACTCTTTTTTTATTCCAAGATTTTATATTTTTTATTATTTTTTTAAACATAACTACGTCCTCTTTTAGTAGTTATTTTCTCCAAGAATTAAAATAAAACAGCATACTATTTGGATTACCTCCACGATCTTCTGCTATTTTTTTCCAATAATTATATTTTTCTAAAGCAACATCTTTAGCAGCCATAAAATCATCATAAGCACTTTCAATTTCACCATATCTTAGATCATGTAATTGTTTTTGTTTATCTGCTATTTCTTTTTCTAAAAGTTCTTCTTGCGTCATATTTATACTTCTCCTTTTTATAAATTTTTTAATTTTAACACCTAACATGTAGTTTATTAAAGATAAATCCACTATCTGTAGCCTCTTGGACTACCTGTTTTATAAAACATACCAGTTTTTCTATGGTCTATTGAACCACCTTTAGATTTACCAGCTCTATCTTGTTTTCTTCTTTCTTTTGTTAGATCTGCTAAGTCTTTACCTAAAGACTTTTTAAGATTAGCTTCTTCTTCGGCAGTAAGTGCTCTTTCTGCTATGTCTACAATTTTTTGTGCTTCAGGATCAAGATCTGGAAGAATAGATACTTTAATTTCAGATTGTGTAATACCTTTTGTTGCTGGCTCTTCTTCTAATTCTAAATCTTCAGCTTCAGGTCTAGTTTTAGGTCTTGTTATAGGCTTCTTTTTAAGATCTTCAGCGTATACAGCAGCCATAACTTTTCCATCTTTAGTATAAAAAAGACTCCCTGCTTTTTTAGCTGCTGCAATACTTTTGTACTTACCTGCATCTTTTTTTGCTTCTGTTAAAGAAATACCTTTTTTCTTTATTTCTTTATTTAGATATTCTTTTAATGTCATAAAATTTCCTTTCTTTTAACAACAATCACATTGTGGATTACATTTACGATTTAGTAAAGCACACCATAATCTTTTTAAATATTTTTTAATCATACTACCTCCATATTTATAATTTGGCCTTGTAGATTTTTTTGATCTGAATACCTTTCTGCTAACTGTTGTTGTTCAAAAAGTTTTTCAGCCCTATGCATTTTATTGTGTTCTGTTTGCATAGCTCTTTTTTTAAATCTTTGCTCTATTTGTTCTTGTGTTCGTCTGATTTCTTGTATTTCAAGATTAAAGGGAAGAACACTTTTAAATGCATCTTTAGCTATTTTCATTTAGATCTCTTTAGTTTTTGGAACTTTAACACAAACAGAACCTTTTACACCAGACTGTGCGTGAGGTTTTGTTCTTTCTAAACTTGCCTGTTGTATTACTCTAAATTTTTCACAATCTTCAAATGAATAAAAAATATGGTTAGGAGAAAACACACTTTGTGTTCCTCCCATCCACATTATAAATACAGACACCCACATTAGAATACTGTATATTCTACCATAACAGTAAATCTACCTTGTTGAGAAGTATTACTATTAAGTGTAGTTGTTGTACATGCATACAAGTTTACCAAGCTAGAAGCAACTGTAATGTTAGGGTCAAATACATGAACACCAGCACTATTAAAGTTAATATCAATTTCAGTTACACTTGGAGCAGCAGATATTTGTGGGTCAATTAAAGCTGCACCTGCACCTACAATCTCTGTACCTGAAGAAACAGCAGAGTTAGTTGCAGTTCCTGAAGTTGCACTAAGTTGCAAGTTACCTATCAAAGTTTCGCCAGAAGCAGTAGTAACAAGTATTTTTACTTTGTCAATAAATATTTTAGTTGCTGCAACAATACCAAGATTAGTTGCATCTATTGTTGTATCTAATGTACCAAGCTCAACAAGAATATCATTGTCTGCATACTGCGTTGTACCACCATTTGTATCGGCTAGTGATCCAGCAAATACTTGGAATTTTTTAGTACCAAGAGTTACAGTTCCAGCATCTACGTTAAGACCATCTTTAAATGTGAACTGTGTTTCATACTCTTCAGTACCTTGGGTTAGTGTAGTAGTTGTCATTATTAGTTCCTTTCCTAAGTTAATACTACTCTTACTACTGTACTTGAACTACTGGCTCTCCTATAATTTAAGATTGTAGCATTACCAACAGCTTTAGGCACAACAAAAGTATGTACACCAGCAGGTAGTTCAATATCGTTATCATCAACATCAGCTTCGGCTGCACCAAAGTTAATGTCTAAAGTGTGGCTTGTCTCAATAATTACCATCTTAGCATTGGTACAAACTACATGGGTTGTATTGGTATTACTTAAAGTAACTGCATCTTCAACAGACCACCCTAAATTTTCCCCAATTAAAGCTGCTTGATCAACCATTCATTTTCCTTTCTATTTTCTTTTTACTAATGAACCTTTATTAGCCCTATACTTTTTAGTTTTTTGAGCAATTTTTTTAGGTTGGGCAACAAACTGTTTACCTGACTTAGTTCCTTTTCTTTTAGCTTTAGTTGTTGCTGCATATTCAGATGGACTAAGAGCTTTTATAGCAGCAGTAGGTAAATAACGCTCACCAGTTTTAGAACTAGGCTTACCACTTTTAGTTCTCCACTTTTGTTGGCCCCACTTTTTAAGTGATTTTTGTGGAGCTTTCACGACTTATAACCTCCACCTTTAGCTTTATACTGTTTTGCTAACATTTGAGCTTTTCTTGCACTCCATTGTCCAGGTTTTCCACCTTTAGAACTTGCTTTTATTCTATTAAATAAATTTTTTCTCATAGTAGGTTTTGTATAATTACCTGCTTTATTTACTGCCATATCTTATACCCATTTCATTAACTATATGATCTATTTGTACAGACATTACTTCTGTACGTTTATCTACAGCTATAAGAGTTTCTGTAGCCCAACTCATCCAATCGTATGACAAATATCCTATAGTACAAATAAGTACACCAATAACTGCATAGGTTACATTTTTATCCATTAGCATTTCCATCTTCTCCTTGCTTGACGTAATCTGCTATTAGGATTCTTAGCAGCTTTAGGAAATTGTTTCATTTGTCCTGCAGACCTAGCACAATATGATTTTCTTCTTTTTGCAGCTTTGCTGCCAGGTTTTACTTTACCTGTAACTGCAGTTTTTAATTTAGATCCTGGGTTATCTCTACGATATTTAGCCACACCTTTAGCAGTCATACCTGCCCCTTTTAAAGTAGGACGTTTATGACCGCCAGAAATGGTATGTCCTTTCATAGTACCTTTATTTGACATTTTACAAAATTGAATTTACTACTGCTGATACTATAAAAAATGCTGCTACTACTGCTGCCATCTCTATCATGTTATATCTCCTTTAATATTCTAATGTTGTCATCATTTCAATCTGTTTTTCAAGTACAGTAACTCTTCCCTTGATTTTAATTTGTTCTGTGAGTATCAGGCTCAAGGAATTTTCCATCTCCCACAGTTCATCTAGTTCTTCATTTAATTCCATACCCCAAGACTCTAGGGTATATTTAATGTCTTCTACATCTCTTTTAAGGTTTATTTCTTCTTCTTGAGCTACTCTACTTGACATCTCGGAGACTGTCTCTTGTAGATTACTAATTGTAGCTGCCTGTTGAGATACCCACCAAACACCACCAGATATTTGTAATACCATTGCTACTACTAATGCTATTGGTAATTTTAGATTATCCATTATCTTTTCTTTACCTTACCACCTTTAGCATACCCTTTTTTCTTTTTCATGTTAGCTCCACCTTTTGAGTAACCTTTTTTCTTCATCATGCCACCTTTTTGCATATAACCCATTTTATTACGAACTGCACCAGGTAGTTTTTTTAAACCTTTTTGTTTTGCTGT